TTAATCTTCATCTTTCCAGCTTTTTATCCAATTTCCTATTTCTATTATTTTTTCTTCAGTTATTTCTTCTCCATCGTGTAATTTTGAAATTAATTCTGATAAAGGATTGTTATGTAAACCTCCAAAAATTCTTTTTCCCTCTATTTTGAGATATTCTCTCTCTTTTATTAATACTCTATAGTGTACATGCTTCCCAATTCTCTGTGATATTAAAAAACCTTTTTTAGTTAGTCTTGCTAAAAGTGTAATTGTAGTTGTATGCTTCCAACCATATGTTTTTTCTATTTCATCTGCAACATCTTTTGATATTACAGTTTTATAACCAGTATTCCATATGTATTTCATAATTTTTAATTCTGTATCTGGTAATTTTTTATTTAGCATAATATATTCCTTCTTTCAATTTATGTCACTTCTTCAAATTTATCTAGCTTAAATTAATAATAGGAGCTTTTTAGAACAAAAACTATAGTTAATTTTTACCAAGTATTCTACGTGCTTAGTCTGTTTTTCAAGTGTAAAATTACGTTCATACCTATAAATTTATTCAATTTTCAAACAATCTTGTTGAATAATAACTAATTCTATTGTATTATTTTAGTTATAGAATAAAACTAAATCGGCAAAACTAGAGAAATTTAGTGACGCAAAGCTATAGGGACTAAGACTTATATAAATATCTTATGAGTTATGTCAGCCAGTTGCCAAAGAGATATTGTTCTTTTTGTTTTTATGAAAGTTTTTTAGGGGGATAATAATTTATATGTTTGGAAATAAAATGGATAAATGTACACATGTATTGACTGCTTATATTAGCAGTTCATATGATTATTGTAATTTTTTAGATACACAGTTAGATGATTTTATACTAGAGTACGGAGAAAATGTAGTAGAATCTTGTTTCCACCAAGTGATGGTATTGGTAAGTAAGTATAATTAGATAGACATTGATTTCTAGAGAACCCTTTTTAGTTTTATCTACACTTAAATGCTATTATGTTAAAAAATAATTAAAATATATTTCTAGTATTCACAGTTTTATTTTTTCTTAAAATGCGTTATAATAAAGATGTAAATTCGTATTAAAAACAAAAAAAGAAACTACAATCTATTGCTCTAGAGCGAAGTTTCAAATTCAAAATAATTTAAGTAATGATTTATTCATTGAAATCGTCTTGATTGCAGTCAGGACGATTTCTTAGTTTATGTAAAGATTCTTTTAATCTACTTATAGAATCCTATACTCTTATTGTACTTTTATTACGAAAAAGTTCTTTCACATGCTCATTCATATATCTACGCAAAAGATAAAAAAATTATATAATCTAAGTAGAAATAATATCTTCATGTATATTAATGTAAAATTTTATTTTTATTTGTATCATAAATGTACTCAAATCATATATATATATTAGGATATTGAATTTATCCTAATACAAATATATAGGAGTGGTAAAGGGTGGATAACACAAAAAATTTAGAATATTATAGAAATAATTTAGAAGCATATTCTGGTGATTTAATGAAATTAGTAATTGGATTAACACAAGAAGAGTATGTAAATACAAATGCAAGAGATTATTTAACACCTTGCAAAATATGGAGAATAATAAAATATTTTCTAGTTGGCGAAAGTTATGATTTATCTGACACAAAAATTAAATTAGATTTTCAAGAAAATTTAAATTTTAATTTAGATAATGGAATATTAAATGAACTTTGTGAAGAATTAGAAGAGATAATAGATTCTAATTATGTACAAAATTGTAAACTTAGAGAAGCATTAAAAAGAGCTTTTAAACTATGTAAGTGTTTAGCTGAAGCTATAAAACAAATAAACTGTAATGATAAATGTGAATTTTTAGTAGGAAAATTATTTTGCTTATTAGTGCAAATTATACTTTTAATAATAGCTATTATAGCTAAAATAATTATACTATTAATATTCTGTAGTGATTGCATTTCATGCAATGATAAAAAAGACGTAAAATCTTCTTTCTGTGATTGTCTAATTTGTGATTTAGAAAAAGAACTAGATCAAATAGAAGAATTAATTGATGAACTAATTAAATTAGCTATTTCATTTATAAAATGTGGTTCAAAAAAATGCAAATATGATGAACATCATGAGTGCGACTGCAAACATGAGGAACACCATAAATGTGGCTGTAAATATCATGAATGTGACTATTGCAATACTGATTGTGAAAAAAAACATTATACAAACAACTGTGAAGACAGTTTACAAGAATATTTTGATAAGTATAAAAAACAAGATTGTACAAAAAAATGTAATAAAAACTACTAAAAATCTTATTTTTATAAAAAACAAAAAAGCTTTCAAGAACTCTGTTAAGTATAGTATCTTATTTTAACTTAAGATATTTGGATAGCTAAATATATAGAATAATATAAACAATATAAATTTTAGCTATTTGACATATTTTATAATAAGATACAAATTATCATACAGAAGAAGTTATCTCAATGGATTTAAAAATCTAAAAGAGATAACTTCTTTTGCATAAGTAAAAATCTATCTTATGGTATATCTTAGGCATATTTCTCTCATTATTTATACTAACACTTCTATTTGGAAAATACCTATATCTAGTTTATTATATACCTACACATTAATAAGGTAACAACTATTTTTAGTTGCTACCTTCCTAATCATCAATTCTTAAATTTTGATATCCTAAAACTTTTAACTTGAGATTTAAATAACTGTTCAATCTCGTCAACTATATTCTGTATCTTATTTTCATATTTCAAATCATAATATATATTTATCTCACCTATGCTATTTATACTTATAGAATAGTCTTTTCTTTCTATTATACATATGCTTCCACAATCTGATAAATCATTCTTATATGTTGATTTTAATTGTCTTTTTATCTTAAGAAAATCTATTGTTGGATAAATATTATTTGGATAAAAACTCTTATCATGTATTAACATCTTATCCACCCCTTTATCATTCTATTTATTAAATTTTATACCTTAATCAAAATCATATTAAACATATTTTTCCATACCTTCATAATTATTTTGGTAATTACTTCTAATCTATCTATCAATAAAATCTAATGCTTTGTAAAGTGTTTCAAACCTATCATTACCTTTTATCATAGTATAATTTTCTTTAGTTATAGAACTTATCTTCTCACATGCTCCACCTCCTACAACATATAAATTTTCCGTCTGACCTGGTACGTAATCTTTTATATCACAAACTAAAACTTTGCTTGGACTATAGCCCCAACTAAGCACATTCGCAAGTATCTTATCAACTTCACCATCATAAATTATTGTATGTTTGTACATGTTTTTTCCCTCGCCATTCTCTTTATTATCTATTTTTTTATTTAAAATACCTTCTGCTATTAATTTAGCGACTATGTCTTTATGTCTGATATAATAGTCTGTATCTACTTTACTGTCTACGAAGCATACCTCAATTAATATTGCTGGTGCTTTTGTATGACTAAGCCAATAAAGCCCTCTTACATCCGATTTTGCACCTCTATTTTTAAATATTGTTGATAGTTTTTTGTTGACTCTTTCAGCATATACTTTCCCATTGTTAGTTTTGTATATTGTCTCTGTACCCATTGAGTTTAATGTTGTTTTATTTGCGTTGAAATGGATTTGTACTGCTAAGTCTACATTTTGCCTATTAGCTATTTGACATTGTTCTGCTAAATAGTTATTAGATTTATCTACTTTTCCAGTATATACAGTAGCTCCACCTTGTTTCAACCATTTTACTATTAAATCAGTTAAAATTCTATTTTCTTTTCCTTCGTCTATATATCCAGTTGCTCCAGTTCCTTTTCCTGTTAAAGTATGCCCTGGTACTATTGCTATTTTCATTGTTTATTTTCCTCCTTTAGTTGTTTGTAAGTTTGATTTATACCTATTGATATTCCCCAACAAATTACACCTTGCAGTACTGCGTTAGGACTAAACCCTAGCATCCAAATAGAAAATCCGATTCCCAACACAAGTAATATAATTGGAATGTATTTATTGTCTAATTGTTTATATTTTTTGCAACCTTTACCTATAATAGAGAGAGCAGCTACTAAAATTAGCAACTGCTCTGGTATAAAACTTATTAAATTATCCATCTTTTATCCTCCTAATTAAAATATTCCTCTTTGAATAGCAAATATAAAGAATCCTATCAATGTTGTAATCATTGTTCCAATCAACCACTTTAACATACTTGTAAGTGAATTTAAGTTCTCACACAATGCCTTTAACTCTGCTTTAGATTCTATATTTGCTATCTTTAATTCGTCTATTTCTTCTCCATGTTTATTTATTCTTGTTTCATGTCTTTTTAAATCTGCTTCGAAAAGTTCTTCATTCATGTAAGCCTCCTTATTTTTAAATGAAAAAAGACTATGCTATATAGTCCTCTCCTACAATTTCTTTATATTCACTTGCTGTTATCTTATTCTTTTCTACTGCTGTTTTAACTTGCTCTTTAGTCCAGTTATTATTCTTATAAAAATCTGTTATTATCTTATACCAATTCATTTATATCACCACATTTGACATTAATTGAAATGTTAAGTCTGCTATTGTTTGTTCTGTAGAATTTACTTTATCTTCTAGACTGCTTTTAATATCTGTATATCTATAGAAAACCTCTTTAGTATCTATATTTATAAATAGCTTTGCTTCTTTATTCTCTACATACTTTTGAGTTGGTAAACTCTCTATCAAAATACCTTGTTTTAAATCTTCATCTGATAGCAAAGTTGGTTTATAGTGTATCATTCCAACATATTTTATATTTTGTTCTTCTGTGTCCATTAAATTTCCTAAATAAATCATTAAAGTTCCTCTCCTTTTTCATCTGAATAAACCTTTTTTGATAATATATTTCTGTAAATGCCACCACCAATAAAAAAAATTATATTGTTTATTATAAGCATACCTTTTTGAGGATTTGTGTTAATGAGCGTTTGATAGCTATTAACTTCTTTAAGAGTATTTAAATTTATTTTTTTAAATGGGCTACTAGAAAGTGAATTTAATGTATATACATATCCATTACATATTTCAAAATTTTCATATCTATTTGACTCATCATAAATAATCAAATTTAAATTTGCATCATATTTTGCTAATCCACTTTTTTTACCACTCTCAACTTCTATGCTTCTGCTACTATCAGATACAAAAACAAAATCATTTAAAAACTTAATATTTTTTTCGTATAAATATCCTCCAATTCTAAAACTTTTCGCAACACTAAAATCAAAATTTATTTTAGTTAGGTAACATTCTGTAAGACCACTTGAATTTGAGTGTTCTGTTGTAGCATAAATACCATTATTGTTACATACAGATTTGCCTCTTTCAAAGTCATAAATTCTATCAGAGGACATATCTTTAGTTAGCATTATATACATATCAGATATTCTAATTTTATGAAGTGTAGAAGAAGTCTCATCTCCATATATCCTATATACATAATCTCCATAGCTGCATAATTTATAATAAGCACCCTCTATTGACTGTACTTCACTTCCTGTCGACTTATTTATCTTATATAATTTAGTATTGTCAGATATAAACAAATAATCTTGAGTAATGCAAATACATGAGAAATTATTACTAGACAAAGTAATATCAAAAATTACAGATTCATCATTTGTATTAATCTTAATTAAATGTGTCCCTTTAATTACATAAAAAAAAGGTGCTTCATATTCTAAAATTGGATTTCCTCCATATTTTTCAATATATTCTATATTTCCATTTGTAACTAAAAATGAACTACTTGAAAGTATTGCTTCTCTTAAATCTAACCTACCTTCTTTTTTATCAATTTTATTCTTTATTTCTTCCCACGTATCACTTGTAGTAACATCTGCACCTTTGGAGTTTAATGCTGTTACTACATTACTTTTAGCATTAACTCCATTTTGAAAAACCTCTTTCAATGCTCCTTCTACATTATCACTTGTAAAGTTATTTTCTGTATCTTCTATAGTTACATTCTTTGCTTCTAATACAAGATTTCTAACTTTATTAACTAACTCTTTAAAAGTCATTTAGTCACCTTCTTTCAATAAAAAAGAACCCTCTATATAGTTGGTTCTGCTTCTTCGACTACTCCACTTTCTCTAATTATATAATCCTCTACTGCTTTTCTGTATTCTGCATTAGTTACATCATCCAGTTCAAATTCTCGATTTTTTAAAGGGTTTAAGCCTCCGTTTAATATTCTCTCTGCTAATATTCTTACCACAACATTATTTATATTCATTATAAAATTCCTCCTACTTTCTCATTTTCATTTAATAAAATTTGATTTTCTAACTCTTGTATTCTTTTTTCTTCCTCCGAGATAAATACTGGTATTTCTTCTAAAATTGGTTCTTTTGTTTCTATATTTATACCTATAATTCTATTTCTTGTATAGTCTATACTTCCATACTCAACATCAATATAATGTAATTCTGTTATTGTATCATGTTCTAGTATATCTCCTGTTGCTTCTCCTGTCTGCAAGAGTATTTTACCTGTTTGGTCACATATAATTCTATTTGCTCTATTCATTTTATCACATCATTTATTTAAATTTTATAGCGCACCATTCACGATGAGTATAATCACCAATAGCACTATCAGGAAGATAAACACCATTTTTATTAACATAAGCATCACGTTCATTAATTTTAACAACATTACATCCAGCGCCTTTATATTTAGTATCACCAGACATAAAACCAAAAAGAGAATCAATAGAAAAATCTTCATCAAATACACCGACAAAAGAAATAACGATATTTACATAATAATAAGATTGAGCTTTAAATCTCTTAGTGGCAACAAAAATATTAGGAACAAAATTTAATCCATTAACTTTAATCCAACTATTCCATGTTCTATATTTATATGAACCTTCAACGCCATAAAGACTAATTGTGCCTTGAGTATCTGTTAAAACTGTAGTAGTTCCACTCGCAACTTTATATTTTGTATTTAATTGACTTATAGTATTATTAGCTTGTGTTAACTGATTTATCAAATCTTGCACACTAGCGTCTGAACTATCAAAAGAAGTTTTAATCTTCTCTGATAACTCGACTAATGTATTATTTAAACTTGCTTCTATATTCTTTAATGCTAAAGTGTTTATAATACTCGTTTTACCACTTTTGAAACTTTCTCCAATCTCTGCTAACTTAGTTGATATATCTTGTAAATTAGCATCAGCTGGTAGTGGCATTATACTCTTACTTATAGTAACAACTTGCTCATAAGTCATGTTATTAATATCTGTAACAACTATTTTAAGTGTATGAAGTGCATTATCTTCAAGTGTATAGTTAATAGTTTTTTCTAAGTATAAATCTGTAGTAAAAGTTTCTTTTAATACATCATCTATAAACCATTCAATTTTAGATAGTTTATTTTCTTCTGTATGTCCTGCTGTAAAAACAGCCTGTTCTGATGTATAAGAACTAATAACGAGAAAAGCTAATCCTTGTAATAATGTTATTTTAGCTTTTCCATTTTCTTCTGCAATGCCTCCACCAACAGTCATAGAAGTATTTTCTAGCCAATATTCTTTGGTTGGTATATATCCAGATGGTTTATAACTATTTTCTGTTAAAACATAGCCACTTCCACCACCTGCATTATAACCACTCCCACCTCCATACCATCCGCCACCTCCACCTCCATAATTTTCTCCTGAACTAGCTGATACAGCACTTCCACCTTTTGTTTCAAAATTATTTCTACCACCTCCACCTGCGACAATAATACGAGAAAGTAAACCTTGTTCATTATCCCAAGAACCACCAATAAGTCTTATATCTGTTGCTCCACCACCATTACAATACAGTGTTCCTCCACCAGAAATTCCTTCATGCATCATTGCTTTTCCTCCACCATTGAATGTAGAGCCATAACTTGAACCTTTCGAACCAGTGTAAACATACAATGTTGTTTCTTTTCTTAAAGTTAATTCTCCTTTCGAATATCCTCCTTTTGAACGTAAGTTAAAGTCATCTATTCTAATGCCTCCACCACCAGCTGCTCCCCAACATTCAAGTAAATACTTTCCTGATGGCAAAATAACTTTTTGTTCTCCATTTTTATAGTTAAAGTCATAAATCTTAGCCATTTCAATATTCTCCTTTCTATATAGGTAACATATTATTCACATTTGTTGTAATACTAGATAAACCACCATTTACTTTTTCTTCTATATTAACCAATCTATCTTCGATTTTCTTAGATGAATAAGTAGTCATTTCAGACACTCTGTTATCATCCACAGTCGCATTAATTAAACTTGTCTGAGCATTTCCATTTATCAAATATACGAATGTTCTATTATTTTCAGTACTTCTGACAATTACATTATTATCTTTTACCGTCGCATCAGGGACAAGTGTATCTCCATTTTCATTGTATGTTGATATTACTATTCTTTTGGTTAAAAGTGGATTTTCTATAGTTACTTCATACATATTAGTTTCATTATTTAAAACCCAATCAGCCATCTCTATGATGTGCGTATGAGATACATTCACACCACCTGCGATGATAGTATCAATTTTAATATTCTGTTTCTCATTTTCTGTGTCAATTCTAGTGTTTAACTCTGTTTTAGTTGTATCAATTTTATTATTTAAATATTTATCATTGTCTAACAATTTTTGTTGTCGATTATTAAACTCATTCGCATGAGCTGGTGTAGTTATTAAATATTCTTCTATTTCATTACTAAAATTTAATTCATTAGGCATTTATTCACCTCCTAGAACTCGTCATCTATCTGAAAAACCATTTCCATATCACTGTCTTTATACTTATTTCCAAAAGTTTTTATTGCTATTAAGTCACCATCCGAATCTATTAAACCTATTTCATTTATGTTTTTTCCTTCTGCTTCATTTTTTAATAAAGTTGTTGAATATCTGCAAGTAGTTGAAATTGGATATACATAATTTTCTATATCTTTTCTAAACACCTCGTTTTTTAATGCTGTATCGCTTGAAAGTGGAGCTATTATAGTTCCATCATTCCCAACCCCTCCATCTCCAAACACCATACTAACTATAGTAGGCAATGTTATATCACCTGCTCTAGCTTTACACATTTTTTGTCTTGCAATGTCTGTTGTTACTGCATTTGCCATCTTATAACACTTCCTCTCTTAATTCTGCATTAAGTAGCTTATTTCCATTCAGTACTTCTATTCCATCTAAATAATATAAATTCTTTTTAATGATTACTTTAAGATTTGTAAATACTTCACTTTCTTTTACAAATAACTTATTTTTCATGTTTAAGCTTACCGGCTCATGATAAAGTATATAAGCACTTAAATTTTTACTACCATTTAATAACCACATGCCATCTAAGAAATTGCTTATATTTCCTCTAAAATCTATAAATATTCGATTAATCATCTTTACCTCAAATTTTTCTATATCTGTAAATTTGAGTGCAAAAGAAGGCATCCAATGAAGATGACTTGGTTTAGTTTTATTTGTTATATATTTAAAATCTTCATAATTAACAACATCATCTACATTAGCAGTTACTTTAAAAGTGTATGCAGCTATATCTTCTTGTATATAGACATCTGTGCCAGTATAACTCTTTATTATAGTTGCTAATCGGCTTGGATTAACAATGTATTTCATTTGGAGTTTAGCAATAACTTTTCTTCTTCTAGATTCTATATCTTCATCTATATTAGTAGATAAACCTACCCTATTTTCCCAAAATTCAAGTCCCCATGTTGCACTCTGAGGGAATAATTGTAATTCTATTTCTTTATTTAATAATTCTAGATTATCAAATTCGCTTCCTATAGCCTCATATATAGAGCTCATAACTAAAGATTGTTCATAGATAGGAGATAATGTTAGAAGCATTTCTCTACCCTTTTTAGAAGTTATCACGCTATCACCTCATTGATTATCTCACCTATTCCAACAACTTGGTCATTTAAAATAATATTTGTTGTTCCATCATTTATTGTCAAGCTAGAAAAATCTTGTATTCCTTCATCTGCAAGCATCATAGAACCTGTTAGTGAATAAATTGCATTATAAGAAACAGTACCTCCAATATCTATTTTATCGAGGTATTTGTCTATTTTATTTTTTAAGATATTTAGCACAGTTTCTTGACTAAATCCATTTAAAAACACAAAACTAGCTTTTACATTAATTAATAATGTTTGTGGAGTGGCTATAGTTACAATAGCGCCTATAGGAGCCTTTCCATCTCGATTTTGACCATCTTCCACATTTGGATATATATATTCTTGAACCTTATTTATTAATTCCTGTGTTGCTGCTTTTCTATTTTTATCTAATATTAATCCTTTCACTGTACCTGCTCCAGCCCATTCGGGAACTACATAAGCATATCCAACTCCATCAACTTCTTTAGCCCATCTTATATAATCCGAACTAGCTTCACTTAATTTGTCCTCTTGCTCTGCCACAAGGACTCTTTCTCTAAAATGTTCTTCATCTTCTATATCTGTTCCACCCTTAAAGCTTTCTTTATTAGTAACAGATTTAATGCCATTAATAGAACCTAGTAAAACGGATACACTCCCTTCAGACACATTCCCTATAGTTCCTGCAACTCTACATTCTGCTTTAATATCTACTGTCTCACTTTCTTCTATAGTTTTAGTTTCAAGAAGCTCAAACTCTATACTTTGTTTTTCATCTGTAGCTATAGTTGTAACAATAGTTCCTTTTGTAATAATAGTTCCTTGAGCACCATTAAATGTAATAACTCCTATAGATTTAGTTGGTTGATTTTTAAATACTCCTTTACATTCTCCCAACCATTCTAAATAAGTTCCATAAGAGGTCTGAGGGAATGCTATCTTTAAATTATTTTGTAATCCTAATTGTTTTAACTGTGTGATTTCTTCTGCTGTAGGTCTTGTTGAATCATATATAAAGTCACCTTCTAATGTACTTACATCTTGAAAGTTACTTAGCATCCTTTCATGTACAGCGTCTTCATCTTCTGTTAAGAAGCTTGGTATAGGTAGCTCTCTTTCCATATAATCACCTACCTTTTTATATTGCCATCAATTACTATATTTTCATCATCTATTGTTAGTACATCAAATTCATATTCTACTAACCTGCTATTCTCTAACCAATTAAAACTAAACCCTCCCACTTCTTTTGTGTAAGGATGCACTAAAATAGTTTCTTTTATTAATCTAGTTATTTCAAGCTCTTTTGCATTTTGAGATAAGTTACTAGCAATTAAGTCTTTTATTTCGCTTCCATATACACTAGAATAAGCTGACCTTTTGTACCTAGGTGTTAATATAGCCTTTTGACACCATTGTTTGTATGCTTGAACTTTATCGCATTTTTTTAATGTTCCATCTGCATTTTTAACAAATTCACCTTTTTCAAAATCAAATAAAAAAGACCCTTTTAGGTCCAGTTCATTCTCATTATTATTTTTTAATTCTACAGTTTCAAAAGTTTCATTTTGAGGAAATAGGTTTGGCATTTACAACCCTCCCAATTACTACAAATTCAGCTCCCATAACGGCTACTAACACCTTATCGCCTATAGTCAAGGGTTTTAATTCTTTTGGAGTGTCTATTTTATGTTTATGTCTATATTCTCCACTTGAAACTTCATCTGAAAAAGTAAAATAATCCTCTTTTAATGTTAAATTCTCTAATACTAGATAATCCTGCATCTCATCTTTATAACCATTAATCTTAAGCCCATTTGCTGTTATTTCTGCAAGTTCGCATCCTATTCCAAAAACTCCATCATTAACACTTTTATTCATTTTTTCTTTCAATATTCTAGCAACTCCATTAAATCTAGCATCAGTCATTTGTATAAAACTTCCTCCTTATATAATCTAGTGTACCAACATTTAATTTCATTTTCGGTTTAGAATCTAGTGTATGAGTGACATCTATAACATAATACTCTTTTCCTTTCAAAGATACCTTATCACCTGCTCTTATTCTGTTTATGTCTACTACGCAATCAACACTTATTGTTTCTTCACCTGAATTAAACATTGCTTCTGCTGCTTTCTTAGCTTCTTTTGCATTTTTTATCTTTTCATCCTGCTTAATCTTTTGTAGAGTTCCAAACTTATCAGCATCTTTTTTATATGTCCCAATTATAGGTGCTTTTGTATTTTCATCTTTACTCTTACCTAAAACTTTTACACTTGTTACTGCATCATTAAAACTACTTGTAAAGTTTGCATCTTCTAATATACTATCTAATTTATATACATTTGCATTAGTACCAAGTTTAAATAATTTCAACTTATTATCCATCCTTACTCTAAATAAGTCTCCACCCTTACTTGCTGTTTCTTTTAGGTCTTTTTTAATCATATCTAGTATATTAGTCTTATGTATTACTTTAGCAAGTTTCTTCCCTGTGTTAGCTAAATTGTAGTAAGGTATATTCCATTGTTTGCAGTAGTATTCAATTCTCTGTGTTGCTGTATTTTCTTTAAACGAGTATTGTTCTTCACTTTCTTCCATGTAAACTGTTCTTTCTCTGCAAGACAATGTCAGTTTTTTACTCTTTTCACTCCTCCTAGCTTCCCATACTACTCCATCAAAGATAGTTTCCTCTTTTTTACTCTCATATGCTATATCAATCAGAACTATTTTATCACCTTTTTTAATTCCTATATCTTGAAGTTGTTTAGGTTCTATTAAAGATACATCCATTTTGTATGCAACTCCGTCTATAGCTTCACTTAATGTTATTCCCTCGTTAAAATTTGCAATATCATATTTTCCATTTAATATTATTTTCATTTAGAAGGTATCACCAACTTTTGCCCCTTTTTTATTACATTTGGATTTTTACCAATAACTTTTTTATTTTCGGGTATATTGTAAATCTCTGGCCACCTTGAACCCTTACCTAAAAGATTTTTTGCTATCTTATATAATGTATCACTTGCTTTAACAGTATATATTTTAGTAGTGGTTTTATTGTTAGGTCTATTGTCCTTTAAATCTGTTTTAGTACTACTCTTAGTCTCTTTTTTCAATGTCTCTATCTTTAGTTCTCTATAAGTTCTAAATGTTATCTCAATGTCTCTATCTTCTTCTCTTCCTGCTGTTTGGGTATTGCTAAAACTAGATATTGTAACTAATCCATTGTAACTAAAACCAGTTACTATTAATCGTAATGGTTCAGCTTGGTCTACCCACTTTTCAAGCATTGCAACTACTTCAATTGGATTTTTTTAACTCACTGTATCTGCAATAAGAAGCGTCATATAAGTTAGGTAAAAATGTCTTAAATGATATTTCTCTTATCTTCTCCCCTTCTTTTTTAATGTCAAATTCACCTAGGTTTACTATATCTACAGTTTCAAATCTTTTTTCTTTTTTTATAGATAGAGAATCTTGTGGATTTACTGGAAAATGGAAATCTATTTTTTCTTTTTCATTTTTTAGATAAATGTCTATTACCAAGTTATCACTTCCTTTCTAAAATGTTTTTTAACATTACACCGCAGTTTTCTTACCATATGTTCACTTCCTTTGATTTTGTGTATAAAAAAACACCTACTTTTTAAGTAAGTGCTTTCCTTTTTTTAATTTAAACAATGAAATTTAAGTAAAAAAATATCTACTTATTTATAGATATTTTTATGAGTTAATAGTTCTATAATTAAGTTTTTATCATTATTTATAAAAAATTTTCTTTTCACGTTTTTTATAAACAACGTTTTTATTTATAATTTTTTGTGGTATAATAAAAGCAAGAAGAACTACAATCTATTTGGTGTAGAGTGGAGTTCTATAACTGAAAGTTATTTGAATTTATGGAATTTGATTTTAAAATCAAATTCCCAACCACTCTTAGTGCCCGCTTTGAGTGGTTTTTTACGTTTTCTAAATAACTTACTTATTAAGTAAACTATATAGCTAGCTAAAATACTTGCTAGTACACCTTGTAAAAAATTATCCATATACAT